AAGCCTTCAGTGGGTCAATTCATGCGTGAATGGTGCTCAGTCTATGAGAGTCATTCTGGTGAGCGTGGTATCTTCAACAGAGAAGCATCACAGAAACAAGCTGCTATCAATGGTCGTAGAGATCCTAATCATGACTTTGGTACGAATCCCTGTAGTGAGATCATTCTACGTCCATATCAATTCTGTAACCTCACTGAGGTCATTGTCAGAGCTACAGATACCATTGAAGATCTACGCTACAAAGTACGTGTAGCATCGATTCTAGGCACTTGGCAGAGCACAATGACTGACTTCCCTTATCTGCGTAAGATCTGGGAAAAGAACACCGCTGAAGAGCGTTTATTAGGTGTATCATTGACAGGGATCTATGACAATCCGTTGTTGAATGATCCTAATGATAATCAATTACCATTAAGACTACAGGATCTTAAGCATGAAGCAGTCACTGCGAATGAAGTTACAGCGAGTGCTCTGGGCATTCCCGTCTCTGCTGCGATCACTTGCGTTAAGCCTTCTGGTACTGTGTCTCAGTTGTGTGGCACTGCTAGTGGAATTCACCCACAACATGCTGCGTATTACATTAGACGTGTTAGATCGGATAAAAAAGATCCTCTTACAGCGTTTATGATTAGCCAGGGTATCCCTAATGAGCCTTGTGTGATGAGACCAGATAGTACAACAGTGTTCTCGTTTCCTATGAAGGCTCCAGAATCAGCAGTAACTAGGGATGATGTATCTTCTATTGAACATTTAAACCTATGGAAGATATACCAACTTAACTGGTGCGAACATAAACCTTCAGTGACTATCTCAGTGAACGAAGAAGATTGGCCTACTGTAGGTGCTTGGGTGTACAGGAACTTTGATATCTGTACTGGTGTATCGTTCTTGCCTATGGATGGTGGTACATATCGACAGGCTCCTTATGAGACATGTACTGAACAAGAGTACAGTGAACTCTTAAAAGAAATGCCAAAGGATATTAATTGGGATGATTTAAAAGAGAACGAAGACAATGTTGAAGGTGCTCAACAACTTGCCTGTGTTTCTGGCGTTTGCGACATCTAAATAAAAAAAAAGCCCTCCATCAAAGGAGGGCGAACGGTCACTAAGGAAAACTATGCCGAATATATGGGGTTGGTCGTTTCTATCAGGGTTTATGTTGGGTATCTGCTACTCTGACGATTTTGTCGTAACTGACGAGGACGGAGACGAGGCTTTTCTCGAAGGGTTCTTCGTCTTTATTAATATTGCTATCTTCAGTTTTGTTGTTGGTTGGGCTAAGGAAGAGTGATGCCTCAGCTTCACGACGAAGAATCAAGCCTCTGGTTACTTTACCTGCTGCAAGATTCCAACGCTTTAGTTCTTGAGCAGCTTCCACCCATCGTTCTTGGTTTATCCTTGTTCGCATCGTGGATGATCTCAACCTAGCTGGTCCTAAGTTGTAAGTCCAACTAAGTATTGCAGCAGCTTTATTTTGGTGTTTCGTCAACACTGGACAGGCTTTGTAGACTTGAAGTAGGAATCTCTCTGCATCAAGTTCGAACAATTCCTGTCCTCTTTTTTTTGAGATCTCAGGATCATCTAAGGTAACCCTATCACCATTCTCATACATGGTTGATCCCCAGCCTATGGTGGGGACATTAGCACTACACAGATAGGGTTTACTTCTCCAGCCTTCGAATCTCTTGATTAGTGGTTCAGCGATGGCGATTACTTCTTTGATTCCCATACCCTACCAACAAAATAAAACGATAGTATCATAGCCAACATACCTTCATCAAAATCCGTCCAGCCTGTGATGAGTACATTAGTCCAGATACCATCTTGTAAGAAAGCTAAGTATAAGCCTGCTACCTTTACAGCAGTATAAAAGAATACAAACCAGTATGTCACTGCTGGTCTAACCAAAGCAGATAGTGATGCTACCCACTTCCAAGCTTTGCTGTCAGACTCTGCTTGTTGTTTGAATGCTTCACCGATAGCATCTAATTCATGCTCTTGTAGACGTTGATGTCCCTGCTGTAGAGCAAACTCTGCTTGCATCTTAGCGATAGATACTTCAACATCTAACTTCTTCAGTTCATGTTCTCTTTCAAACTTCCTATCTAAGATCTTTAAGACCTCTGGAGCAAGACGAAAGACACCACCGATAAGAGCACCAATGAGTTCAAACATTGACAAAGTCTCCCATGATTTGACGAACAATACTAGGGGACATAGAACTTACGTTAATACCTCTTTTCTGTAGTTCTTGTTTGATCTCATCTAGAGATGGTCCTGGCTCTACAGGAGATGTTGTAGGTAACTGTTGCATAGATTGATCTTCTGGTGTCTCTGGTGATATTTGAGGACCAGCACGAAGAGCCATAGCACCTGTATACTTACCAACAGCTTCAATACCACGTTGAATAACTTCTGCTTTTGGTTTCTTTCTTTGAGCTTCTTTTAACGCATTGTTTATGTTAGGATCAAAGAATACTTCAGACAAAGCCTTTGGAGAAGCAACATAGTCAGCTAAGCCTTTAATACTGTCTGTTAAGATCTTAACTAAGTTACCAGATTGTGCTGTACCACCTAATGCCCTTGTAGTAGCATAAGCCTCGCCACCAGACATCATAGAAGGACCACCTGCTCTTCCTTCAGACTGTAAAGCCTTTTGCATAAAAGACATTGCTTTGATAGCATCCGCCTTATCTGCTGCTGTTGGAAACAAGAAGTTAAAGTCACCAGACTGAATACCTTTTAGGGCTGCTTGGATGTTAAAGGTAGGTGTGTTCGCAGCAGCACCTTTGATGTCTGCTTTGTTAAGTACGTCTTGAAATAAGATACCACGTACTTGATTAGCTACATCAGGTGCTTGTTGACCTAATGTACTAAACACAATAGCTTGCTGTGACTTAGGTAGTGTTGACAACTTCATAGCAACATCTTCAGGAACTAAGTCAGTGACTCTTTCTACATCAAAAGTCTTAGTAATAGGATAGTTAGCAAACTCTTCGATCTTGTCTATGTTTTTAGCAAAGTTGTCTCTTGCCGCTTTTAAACGATCTGCTCCTGGAACACCTTGATCAATAGCTAAATCTAAAGCATCTTTGTAGGCTCTTAAAACCTGTCTAGCAAAGTTCTTTACCTGTCCTTGAGCAACACCAGCGAACATATCACTACCGCCAACATCAGCTAATGAACCAGCACCTTTAAAGGCTGCTTCACCCCATGCTGATATGTTTTTCTGTAAGCGATCAATGTCAATATTTCTTGCTCTATCAGGGACAGCAGGAACTACTGTAGTTGTTGCTGGTTGTCCACTAGGACCAAGAACTGTTGACTGAACAGTCTGTGCTGGTTGCCCAGGCTCTACAAACTCTTCTCTAATTTTCCTAAGTGCAGAAATAAAAGCAGAATTCTGGGGTGTCTCTGGACCTAACTGAGCTAACTGTTGATCTACCATTTGCAATACAGGTGTAGTATCAACTAAACCACCAGCATTCTTTGCAGCAGCAAAGTCTCTTTTAGCTTGTGACTTAAGCTGATTTGATAGAGCAGATCCAAAGTTGTTGAACGATGACCATACTTGATTAGTCAACGCAACAGGATCAACATTCATATCCCCTGCTCTATTAAACAAACCAGTTAGGTAGTTGCGGACATCAGAGGCTTGCTGTATATCAAATTGTCTTGGTAGATCACCGCTTTCTGGTGCAGCACGAACACGTTCTTCCCTAGCTAGTTGCTGACGGTTACCTGTGAACTGTCCTGGTGTAAGTCTACCTACATCAAGGATACCAGTATCAGCAGGTGTCCGAATACCTTCAGGTTTTAACAACTGACCTTTACCAGCTCTTAAACCACCTGCAACAGCATATGGAGCAGCCTGTAAAGCAAACTGTGCAGCAGGAGAATCAGGAGCAATAGCATTAGCAGCCATGCTTGTTACACCTGCTACAGGAGCCTCTATAGCAGCAGCACCCATACCAGCTCTGCCTGTAATACCAGGAAGACCAGCAGCAGTCAACGCAGCAGCAGGGGCAGCAGCAGCACCAAACTCATAAGCACCACGAAACCCTGGAATAGTGTTTAAGTCTACGCCTGATATCTCTTTGATACCTTGTACCATACCTTGCGTAGAGAATGCTGATGGATCTTGCTTTTTCTTAAGGTAGTCGTATAAGTTACCCCAACCACCAACAATGTCTAAAACACCTTTAGCACCACCTTTAACCAGAGACTCACCAAAGTCTCTTACGTTCTGTGTGAATGTCTTTTCTTGATCTGGCTCAAACACAGATCTTTGGTTTTTTGCATCGCCACCATAAGCGTTAGGATCAATACCACGTTTACGCATTTCAGCTTCAATGGCTTGCATTTCCTCAAGGTTCATAGCCATTATTAACGCCTTCCGCTTTTGTAAGCATCAATGAGTTCTTGATCAGTCATATCAGACGCTTTCTTTGCTGTCTGTGGTGATATAGTCAGAGGTATTGTCGGTACATAACCAGACAATCCTTTATTTTGTCTTGCGTAACTTTCTAAAGAGTTAGATTCTTTAATAACATCATTAGCACGTTTCTGTAGGTAAGAAATAAGCTCTGCTCTTGCCTGTGGGCTATTCTCAAGTTGTGGGACAATACGTACGATAAACTCTCTATCAGCGTTAGATGGATTAGATCCAAGAGCTTTAATCTTTGCTAACACAAGATCACCAGCACTCTTTGTATAAGCTTCAGAGTTAGCTAGCTTTTTAACATCATTAGCACCAAGTAAACCAATCGTATTAAAGAAGTTTGCTACACCAACCCTACCAGAAGCAAACGTACCGCTAGTGATGTTTTGTTGATTACGTGTAGCCATTTCATTCAAACTACTTAATTCACCAATAGCAGTTGTACGTAATTCCCTAGCTTTCACAACTGCTTTAGCGTCTTCTTGACCTATCTGTTTCTGAAACTCAACTTCTTGTGGAGGCATATTAGCCGATGCGTTAACATTAACTCGTGAGGCTTTATCAACTGGTTCAATCTGATTAGTTTTTAAGTTACGCTGAACTGCCATTGGCCTGCCATCAGCCCCAGGTATTTGATATACGTCAGAATACTTAGTAGAGTCTACTGGGACAAGGTCTTTGTAATTTCTTGATTGTTTAAAAGCTTCTAAACTTTCTGGTGTAAATTTAGCTGGATCTACATTACCAAATAGTTTTACTTCTTGTTCTTTCCTTGCTTTCTCAGCCAAAGCCTCTGCTTGGGTTTGTTGTGCACCTGTTTTACCAATTTGAGCCTGTAGAAGACTACGTTTAAGACCACTAGTTTCCCTATCAGCCTCAAAAGCTTTAATCTGCGTAGCAGCACCGATAGCGGCCTGTGTAAGCCCTCTAGCAGAAGCTTCTTTAACGAAGATCTTGTAAGCCTCTAGCGGATCATTACCATCCCACTGAGAAGCCACAGCAGCCTTTAGCTCTTGCATCTTCTTAGCTTCGGATAATGCAGGATCTTCAATACCGAACAAACCTGCTAAGTTTCTACCAGCACGTTGTCCTGCACTAGCTGCTTGGTACATCAAACCCTGACCAGGAGCAAACTGTGATTGACGTAAAGCTAAGGCTTGGTCAGCGGCCTGTTGAGCCTGTAGTAGCTCATTAGGGGTAGGACCAAATAAACCCATTTGTTGTTGTGCCATTACTGTTCCTTAGAGTACAAAACCACCATAACCAATGTTTGACCCTGATTGACCAAGCAGTCCAAGATCAGTTTGGTTATAATATTGTTGTAAAGTAGGATTATTAAACAAACCTGCTGCTGTGTTAATCAGACTACCAATGTTAGACCCATTTTGACCCAATAACTGGTTAGCTACGTTAGTTCTTCCAACTGCTTGAGCATCTAATGCAGCCTGTTGTGCAGCTAAGTTAGAAGCAATACCAAGTCGTTGTGTACTAGCCACCTGTGGTAACCCTTGAGCATAGAAGTTAAGTGGTGCAGTTACACTGGTTATTGCAGGGTTAGCGTAAGCCTGTGATGCTGCTATCCTACCAGCTTGAGATAACTGACCTAACTGACCAGATAACTGAGCTTGTTGTAGTGCTTGTTGACTAATCTGCTGTAGTGGTGCATAGGCTTGCTGTGCTTGGCTTAATAGTGTACCACGTTCACCTAATGCAAGGTTTCTAGACTGTACTTCTCTTTCTAGTTGCTGTCTTGCCAATGCTTGTTCCAAAGCAGTTAACTCAGGTGCTGCTGTGCTTACTTGCTGTCCGGTTACATCAAGACCAGAACCAAGTAAACCTAACCTACCTTGCTGACGCATACGCTCTTCAGTGGCTAGACGCTGACGCTGTGCTTCAGGTGCGGACAATGCAGCTAACTTATTGTAGTAATCCTGGCTGAGTTGATCTACGTTAGTCATCTCAGCAGCCTGTGCAGACTGAATAGCAGCTCTACCTAGAGGGGCCATCAGCATCTGCGCTACAGGACTGATGTTACTCTCTAATTGTCCTGTCTGTGGATTAAACTGTGTGTTTACTAAGTTAGTAGATACACCATAGGGTGTAAACTCACCAACCATCTGTGATGCACGTTCACCAATGTTAGCTAGTGCTTGCTGAGAATCAGCACCTACTGATCGGTAAACATTAAATAAGTTTGTTGATAGCTTATTGTATTCGTCTTGGCTAATCTGTCCTTGATTACGTAGCTTATCGGCAGCGTCTTGAATTAAAGCTACATTAACACCAGAATTAACAAGACTACCAAGTGTTTTAGGATCTAATAAAGCTTTAGCTAAGCTAGTTAGTCCTAATGTTGTACTTGCTGTGGTAGTAACACCTGCTGTAGCTACGTCCGCAGGATTTTGTTCTGTTACGCCTTGTTCCTGAGCTATGTTAGCAGCTTCATTAGCTACAATACCTTCACTTGTCAGCGCATTTGTTAAAGCAGCACCGCTTAAAAGACCTGTACCAACCACTGCGGGGGATATAGTGCTAGCAGCAGGTATGGATGTCGACGCTACTGTTAAAGATGCAGGAACTGTACCACCAGCAGCAGCAATTTCAGCAGCGGTTGCTCCAGCAGCAGGAACTGTACCACCAGCAGCAGCAATTTCAGCAGCGGTTGCTCCAGCAGCAGGAACTGTACCACCAGCAGCAGCAATTTCAGCAGCGGTTGCTCCAGCAGCGGTAGTACCAGCAACGGTAGAACCAGCAGCTGTTGCTCCAGCAGCGCCAGCACCTTCTCCAAGAGCACCTAAACCACCAAGCTCCGCAGCCCCGCTACTAAACAAAGATGCTACTTCAGGTATACTACTTAGTCCAATAGCACCACCAACAATACCTAGTGCTTGTAACCAGCCTTTGCCTTCAGAAGTATTAGGATCAGCAAGTCTTGTCGTTGTTGGTGTGCCATAAGCATCATACCGTTGAACAACAATCTTATCACCCTGTCGTCCGATAGCCTTCTCAACAGTGACATCTTCACCTTTATCTAACTGACGAATATTACCTTCAGTACCAAAGGTTCTTTGTACATCACCAGTAAGAACAGTACCCATAGGTACACCAGCATTTAAGAAATACTGATGAACTTGATCTACAGGAATACCTGTAATACTGGCTAAATCATTAGCAGTTGCTCCAAACCTCTGTGCAGCTTGTCTAATTGCTTCAGGATTCCCTATATTCCCTACAATAAAGTCTATGACTCCTTGCTTTCCTTCAGGGCTTAAATTAAATGAGGTAGCCATTAGTGATTCCTATCAAAAATGATCATACTGTTCTTCCAGTTTTGAAGAATACATCCATCTGTTGTATGGACAGTACATCAGCATCTACATTAGCTTCGATACCTACTTGGAACACTCTACCATCGTTGCTAAGCTGTGCTTTAAGTAAGTTGATTGCTTTGGTTGTACTAAAGTATTCAGCAATGTTAAACTCAGAGACGTTATACTCTGATTGTGTTGTGCTTGGTATTACAGCTAACTCAGCACTTTGATAGTTAGAAGTGTAGTCTGTACCCCATTTAAGGAATACTTGAGTCTGCGAACCACCAATAACTAACATAGATAACTTCTTAAGTATCTTCAGTATTGATGCGTTACCAGCATCTAAGTGTGAGGTATAGTACAAGAACCTAATCGTTGTACCGTTGTCAGAGTAACTAGTAGCATATTCACCGATATAACCAGCTCTGCTGATATATAGCTTTCTATCTCTTGTAGACAGTAAAGCCTTTGGTGCTAGAGTCCATGTTGTTACTTTACAGGAACCATCCTGTAGACGTTGTTTGAGATCTAAGCAGTAGGAAAGTTCTCTAGTAGGTAAACTAAGTAGATAGAATCCAGACTTCTCATAGAATACTGATTTGATGTTCTCGTTGTTGTCGTTGATAGCGATGTCACTGATTAGATCATCCCTAACATTCTTTGATATATCAAACAAAGGTGCTGACTTCTCTTGAATTGTTCTACCGAGGCTACGAACCCCTGTATCACTAAGGAAGAAAATATCTGTTCCGACATCCTGAATGGAGTCTCTAGCAATGCATCCAACACCATCAATAACCTCTACTAAGGTAAGATTAGAAGCTGGATCTGATGCAGCTCCACTATAGATGATCAGAGACTTCTTACAGAATATGATTAGGAAGCCATTAAAGGCTGCTAAGCCAACGATTGAGTCAGTACCGTTAGTGAATACATTCTCAATGTCTAAAGAGCCTGAAGTGCCTCCATTCCATTTGTAACCAATCAACGTATCAGACCACCATATCGTAGTCTTGTTCGTTGATGTATCTGCTACCCATAAACGACCATAAGCAGCTAAGACTTCATTAGCTAACTGTACAGTACCTGAGTAGCTAGGATGTGCGGACACTAAAGTCCATGTGTTTGCTGTGTGGTCATAGATCAAAGGATCATGAGCACGTTGAAAGAAATACGTATGATCGTTGAAGTTAACTGCTTTCCAGTTCTGTGCTGTCCATGTAGCAGAACCATCATAAACCTGAGTCAGTGTTGTTGTACCTGTGTAGATACGGTTATTACCAATAGATACAATCTGTGTTGTACCGTCTTGTTTAACTACTTCATGGAGTAGCGTAGGTTCTGTGCTGTTGTATCCTGCTGATGTGTTGACGTTATCCCAACCACCACGACAAGCAATACGACCAAACTGATCAATAACAGCATTCTCTGCTTTCAGTGCAAAGTCTTTAGTAATAGCTACTGAAGAGTCTTGTGTATTAAGACCAGCAAAGCCAGGAGCTACGATACTAACTGACCGTAACTCAGCAGCCATTATACCCACTCCCAGGTTGTTTCATCACCGTATCGCTCTGCTTCTATAGAGATATAGGATGCTACTGCTTTACGATACAAATCAGCTTGTTGTTCGCTTAGACGACCACCATCTTCACCACGTTCATTGATAGCACGTAGTAAAGCACCTTGAATCACTAACTCTGAAGGGATATACAACACGTCAGTGCCAGTAGATAAATCAGCCTGTGGTACAACACAGTCTACTTTAACTGTCAATGCTGACGTTGGGATAGGCCATAGATCAATAGTAAGAACACCAGTAGATGATGTGCTGTTACCAATAGAAAAATACTGAGGATCTCCATTCACTGATCCTTGAAGGTTGATCCACTCATGCATCTGATTCTGTGTAGCTTGCTGAAGATCTCTCTTCAGTGATGGTATGTAAACTACTAATAACCTAGACCTAGGATTAGTACCAGGGATCTCATAGTTCTGTGTACCATTGACAGTAGTGATTGTCTTAGTGGTACGAAGTACAGACCAGTTCCATGCATCTTCAACTTCACGTTTAGCTTCGTTAACAAAGTCACCAACTAACTTAACGTAAGCTGTGTCAGTAACAGTAGCTGCTTCAGTTTCACGAAGCCTACGTAGTACACCATTAACACAATCTAAGAATGTAGCCATTTAGATCACCATTTAATTTTATCAGCCCAGAAGGCCGCTGACATCTTCCCTTTAGCAATATTCTTTGCGTGGCGAGCTTTAAAGGCTTTATTCCTAGCAGATCCTTCAGGAGAACCTTTAACACCTTGTTGACCAAAACGAATCGTCTTAACTTGATCACCGTCCTTTGCTACAACAATGTGAGATTTCGTAGGATGCCCTGGTGTTCTTTTAGGTTGATTATATCCAGAGACTCCCGCTCTTTCCAGCCTTGAATCTTTCTTCATTTCTTCTTAGCAGTTTTTGCTGCCTCCTTAAATGCTTTTGCTGTCGGAGCACCTTTAGTGCCTGGTTTTCTCATCTTCTCACCAGAGCCTTCAGCGATACGTTTACGCTTGGCTTGGATGTTAGCGTATAGTCCTTGCTTCATTTCTTCTTCTTAGGCTTTGACATACCAGCCTCTGACAAAGCGATAGCAACTGCTTGTTTACGAGACTTAACTACAGGACCGCCTTTACCGCTATGAAGAGTACCTTCTTTGTACTCCTTCATAACTTTACGTACTTTAGCGGGTTTAGGTTTCATGACGGATAACCCATCTTACGTTCTTTAGCCTTCATAGCCTTTGATTCTTTCTTCTCATGCATCTTCTTAGCCTTCTTTGATGCGTACTCTTCCGCTTCTTTCTTTCCTTTAGCGGTGTAAGGGAACTTCTTATTCGCTACCATCGGCATTTTTACTTCTCCTTCCTAGCATACATTGAACGGTATCTGTTTCAAATATCCTAATCGCAGTCCATACAGTCGTTAGCACTGCTGCAATGGCTGGTAGTAGCTCTGCTAACGTACCTACCACTGTTAGGATTGATAATGCATCTCCTACTTGTTTAACTTGCTCATCAGCCTGGAGTGCCATGATTATTCACTTAAGGATGCAATCTGTTGCTGTAGTAATGCTAGTTGAGCTAATAGTTCTTCTTTAGTTGGTGTAGATACTTGTGATGTTGTCAGAGGAGCTTCAAACACTCTATTGTCTACAAACACACCATAAACATAATCCCAATCAATACCTGCTGATGGATTATCTAACAACACCCAGTTGTGTGGTTTTATGTCTTCTTCAGTAGCAACACATATATTCACTACTTTCTGGTTTTCAATAACAGCGTAGGTAGCCATAGTATCCTCTTAGTATTCGATAATAATAACACCTTGGTATCCTGCTGTAGCGGAAGCCCAACCATAATTAGAATAAGTACCACCAGCACCTCCACCGCCATATTGCTTTCCAGTATTTCCTGCTTTTGAACCACCACCAAAATAACTACTCCCTCCATTAGCAGCAGCATATCCTGGTGTTCCTCTAGAACTAGATCCATCTCCACCAGCAAAGTTTAAAGTACCGTTTGTTCCTAAACCACCGCTACCACCAGAACCACCACCACTACCAAACACACCAAAAGCACCGCCAGTACCACCAGCACCTGTTATTGTTGTAGCTCCAACAGTAAATGTAGTGCTTCCTCCAGTACCTCCTGATGTTGCAGATCCTGATGGATCATTTGTTCCTGCTGTACCGGCAGCTCCTATAGCATAGGTGTAAGCTGTTGATGGTGTCACAGTAAATATTCTTACTGCTGTTCCACCACCGCCTCCGCCATTTCCAGGGATAGCGTCAGCACTTGTGAGCGCACCACCGCCTCCTCCACCAGCACCAACACAAGTAGCTTTAATTTTTGTGATGCCTGTGGGACTTGTCCATGACGTACCGCTAGTAAGTACAACCATGTTAGAAAAGCCGACAGGCGGTACTCCAGAATACCAAGAAGAACCATTAGACAGAACAACTTCGCCTGTAGCTCCTGGTGTTAAAGTTAGCAAAGATCCAGAACCATTACCAAGCAGTACAGTACCAGCAGTAGCAAACGATAGTCCAGTACCACCATCAGATACGGACAAATCAGTAATTAAGTTTGAGATTGTGCCACTAGAGAATGAGAAGTGACTAAGAGAGCCACTAACACCTGTTAAATTAGTTACTGAACCAGACGCAGCGTCTAACTTTGTACTGATAGCAGTAGCAATGTTGTTGTACTCTGTATCGTGCTCAGTACCTTTAATGATCTTACCTGCTGATCCACTCGGTAGTGAATCCTTAGCAGCAAAGTTAGTTGTCTTCGTATAGTTAGCCATGAAAGTCAATCCTCTTTGGTATTCTTAACCTTTTGGACCTTTTCAGTTTTCTTTTCTTCTTGTTCTTTTACTTCTTCATATTCTGGATGTTTACGCATCTCAGCAATATCAAAGTCATACTGTACGTCAAGTAAGTTGTTAGACCATATACATCTAAATGTTGCCATAGTAACCTCTTATTGTGAAAGAGCCTCCGAAGAGGCTCAATCGTTTATACCAACCTAGCTATTACTAGGCGGATGGTGGTAGATGCTAAATCAACAGCACCACCAGTATTGTTGTTAGCAGCAATCGTCACAACATCAGCAGCAGATACATAAGCAGTAATACTTAGTCCAGCAGCATCAACACCGAACGAACAGGCCAACACCATATCGCCTAAAGCAACACCAGGAACAGCAACCGTATCAACTTGAGTTTCTGCATCAGCAACTGAAGCAAGATTCAAAGTAGCGGTTACAGACCAAGTATCATTAAATACACCACGAAACTGGTCGTTTCCACGACGAACAACAACAGCAGAAGCAGCCATGATTATCTCCTTAGTTAGAGGGGCTGGTTAGGCCCCTATTGATTATTAACCAGGGATGATCAGAGCAATACCAGCATCGTTACGCAGCTCTGCAACACCGTACAGCGTGTCAGCAGTGTACAGCGTAGCAAGATACTCTTGCTTGTACTGAGCCTGTGAGCGAACAGCCATCTGCTCTGCAAGGACCAATGCATCCTTGTGGAACATCAAGCAAGCACGAGGAGCTGTACCAGAAGAGCTGTATGCGGTATCAGCGTTGCTGGTGACGAACACCTTAACACCGTATACATCACCGATCTGACCGTTACGGATGGTGTTGTTACCGCCTTGCTCACCAACAAAGGCTTGTTCGGTAAAGCGAGAAAGACCCATCATGGTGTTACGAGCAACAGGAGGAATAACGAAGTAACGGCTATCTTGAGGTACGTTAGCATCGTCAAGACGCTGGATCGTACGGCGAATAGCTGCATCAGTCAATGCAGTTGCGTTACCAGCACCAGAACCACCAGAGAATGCAGTTGTACCATCACCACCAATGTAAGCAGTGGTAGTACCAGTAACACTGTAGTCACCAGTAGCACCAGCGGCATGAGAGCCATTGAACAGACGACCAATCTGGATCAGATCAGTGTCAACCTGTGCTGAAAGAGCATAACCAGCATCTTCAGTGTAGAAACGACGAAGTGAGGCAAGAGCCTGAACTTCAACGATGTCCTCAATCAAACGTGAGTATTCGTAGTGCTTGTTAATGGTAACTTGCACTTCAGACTCAACGTTAGCCTGAATGGTAACAGCCGTGTTAGCTGCTTTAGCGGCTGCTGAGCCACGGGTAGGACTAGGAATATGAAGCGTATCACCTTTCTTACCACGCATCGTCATCTTGTTGACGAGGTTCGCCATAACAAGTGATTTCTTGTACGATGCAATAATTTCATCAGACCAAATTTCAGGAATAAATTTATCTGCGTTGGTCTTGTTGACAATGGAGGAACTACCTCCAGGATAAGTTACTGCGGCCATTTTAAATTTCCTTTAAGTTTAGGTTATCGAACCCTACCTTCGTTATAGGCTGAGATGATGTCATCTTGTAATGCCATATAACGCTCAGGGTCAGTCATTTGGAGCCGAATAAGATCTGCTCGACGATAAATCTTCTTGCTCGTTTCACCAGTAGCACCATCAACCGCTACCGTAGCTGCTTTCAGTGTTTGAGTACGTTGATCCTGTAGTTGCTGTGCTGCTTGCTGAACAGTTTCCTGTTTAGCTTTCTTCAATGCTTTGAAGTTAGACAACAACTCATTAGCGGAATCAAAGTCAAACTGTTTATCTGCTGCTAGGTACAATCTTTGACGTACAGGTGACTCATTCACCCAGGTAGCAAACTCAGGATCAGTAATGACCTGTGTATAGTCTGGATGCGATTGAGCTAGCCTGTTTGCAGTTTGCATCCTTGCCATCTGTGCCGCAGCCTGTTGAGCTTGGACAACTGCTGGATGGGATTCAACTGCTTTATTAACTGCCTTAACAGGATCGGCAAAAAAGTCAGTATCATCTTCGATAGCTTTATCCTGCGGTGTGATTTGCCTCTTGATGAGTTCATCAGCTAACTTACGAACTTCTCCAACTTCTTGTGCTTGACGACCAATTAGCTTTTCAGCCTCTTGATGCATCCTTATGATGTCATCTAACGATTTACCCTTATACTTCTCAGGGATCGTAGGTTCTTCCTGAGTTGGTGCTGTTTCAGCCTTAGCTTCTACAGCTTGAAATTCATCGTTACCTACTTCTTCATCTAGAGATTCTACAAATTCAGCCATCTGCTTCTCCTAGTCGGGTATAACCCAATTGTTAGGAATTAAAAAGAAATCTAAGTTATCCCTCATAGTAGGACTTAGATCTTGCTACGTTTGCTGCCTGTTCATGGACTGTTGCCCATCGATCATGAGCTGTTGGAAAAGCACCTGTGATGCCTTCCAATTTACTCCTAGGAGCTGCTAACTTACGATGTGCTAACAAATCACAGTACGGGCACTGCACACTACTTACGGAACTATCAACGAAGTGTTCACTTACGTGATGGTTCTCACATTCAAAATCATTTAGTATCCTCATTGACTAAATCCTCATAGGCTTTTTCCCAAACTTCATGCATTGTTAGGAGCCAATCTAAAGCTTTTAGTTGACCTTTACGTTCTTGTAGTTCTTCGCCACTAGAGATGGTGTTTATGTCCGCTACTGCGTCTCTGTACTCTTTAGCGTCTTCCAGCAGAGTTTTCCATCCTGGATGGCTCATTAGGTCGAATCGCTCTTCGTAGTATCTTAGTAACTTAGTAGTATCCATTGTTGTTATTTTACCACACTAAAAATATTGTTGTAAAGCGCCTTGACTACGTAAGTAAAACATGGTACAATGAGGTTTTAGGAGACACTATGAAATCAATGCACTTTGCTAAAACTAAGATGACCCCTGAAGAAAGACTTGACCTTGTGTATTCGTTAGTGCTTCAAGGTAAACAAACTGATGAGATAAGAGTTGACTTAGGTAATGTCAGTCGTCAGCGAGTACATCAGTTGTTTAACAAGTTAGTATCCATAGGTCGTCTTACTTACGAACAATTACCTAGACAGGCTACATTGCTTAAGAGACGTTCTAGCTACAAACAGAAGTGGGGTCATTTCCCTGAAGAATCTTATGTTCGTGCTGATGAGTTCTATCAGATCATTAGAGAGAAGTTTAGACGTAAGAAAGCATCTAATTACAAGTATGAGTGGGATATAGAGTTTAATGATCTAACTTTCCCTACTCATTGTCCGATATTAGGTATTGAGTTAAACTACTTAGCTAACTTCCGTGTAGATAGCTCGCCAAGTTTTGATAGGATTGATTCCTCTAAAGGATATGTCAAAGGAAACGTGATTATCATGTCTTGGAGAGCTAATCGTATTAAGAATGACGGTACTGCTGAAGAACATCAAAAGATTGCAGACTTTATGCGATCTGCGATGTAGTCAACATAGCTACCTGATCAGTGGTTAAAGTAGCTACAATGTCAGGTAACTCTATAGCCTCTATAGGCTGTAGTTCAGTCTGCCAAGCACTCTCTACCCAAGCCCTGTCTGCATGGTTCCAGTTCCACTGATAACCTGTCCTGTCTGCTGGCTTAGGGTCTCTGATGATCCATTCCCAATTTAGCCATACCAGTTCTTTGTCAGCAGGAACCTCTGTCGGTGGTGCTGGAGCCTGTTGCCAGCCTTCTGTGCCATCTGTTTCAGTGCTTGGGATAGACCCGTTCTTTGTCCAGTATTGCATGGTCTAGTCCTATAGGGTTGGGAAGGCTGCTGCTGGTGCAGTGAAGTTAGCTGTGTAGCGAGCGTAATTGGTTATTCGCACATCCTGAACGTATGCGTTAGCTGCGCTGCCGCCTGTTCTGTCAGCACCGATATACATGGAGTTAGTTTGGTTAAAGTTAGTGCTTACCGTCCCTGTACCATCATTAGTTCCATTGATATATATCTTCGTTTGATTAGTGCTTGTTC